CCCTTTTCGCGGGGGTACAAACTGCTTTCTGGCGTGTATTTTGGCCGTTTGTAACCGATTGGCATATCGCCATAAACGCCATTCCACGACGAAATGTAGCGATTCCGCGCCGCTTCAATTTGTGCGCGGGCGTTTTTGATAGCAAGGTCAAACGCCTCTGGGTCTTTTGCCGCGACAACTGCGCCAAATACGCCTTCCAATCGCGGCCATTCTTGTACGGTCATATTGCCGTACGCACCGCCTTGTGTAGAAGCCTGTCGGGCTTCGTTAATGGCTTGAATACTCGCGCCTTGTTGGAAATTTTCTAGCGTTTTGCGTGCCGACCGAGATTCGGGAGCAATATCAATCGGAATTTGCCCAAATAACCCGGTAATGTTTTTAGTTCCGGCGTGCTTTTCCAAATCTGCAAGGTAATCGTCCAATTGATCTAGTTTGGTCAACCCAACTTGCGCAGCAGTACGGGCTTGCGGCAACTCTTGTTGCAATTTTAGCCGTTGTTGCGGCGTTGCCACTTCAAATGCTGATTTTGGCTTTTCTTCCGTTTTTTCCAAAGCGCCCGCCAATGCTTCGCGCCGGTTTGGCGTAGCGGGGCGGGCAGCAGGCGGTTGCGCTGCTGGGACGGCGGCTGCTTGCGGAGGCGCGGCAGCAGGTTGGGTCGGCGGCTTTTCTGATTGAAACGGGAAGCGCAACGATGGCGCTGTTTGGCCGGTTTCAAAGGTGTAGCGGCCGCCCTCAATGCCAAATCTACCCATTCCCAAAGCAGCCTCTATTTGCTGCTGCGGCGTAAGTTCGGCGTATTCACGCGCATCAAGCAACGTATAATTTGGCGCGCCCGCTCTTACGCTTTCATCAAAAGCCTTTAAACTTGATCGCGTAAATTTAGACGGATCAACGCTGCCATACGGCGATTTTGCTGTTTTTTCTTGCTCCATTGATTTTGTGAGCATTGCAGCCAACATGGGATTGCCTTTTACGGCAGCCGCACCTTGTGGCGTAGAAGCAACGCGCATTGCATCCATTGGGTCTTGGCGATACGCAGACTCTATTGCTACTTCGGCCAAACCGCTTTCGTCAAGCGTTGTGTCGGCTTGCGACAACGGCAAACCGCCAAACAAACGACCCGAAATTTGCGATGCCGCTTGTTCTTCCAAACCTTTTGCCTTTTGTTCGGCTTCCTCTGCCTTCTCCAGCGCCTTTTTAGAGCCGTAGGCTTGCAGCATTTTGGTCAGTGCGGTCAGCGGCGACGGCATGGCCCGAATACCCTGATAGGTAAACGGCTCCTCCTCTGCTAAGGCTTGCTGTTGCAGCAGTTCAGCGTAACGGCGCTGCTGCTCTGCGCGGCGTCGCTCTTGATCGTAGGGTGATGGAGGCTTAAACGCCTCGTACGATTTAATTGCCATCAAAGTCCCCTCGGTAAGTGCCTCCCTGCGGCGTCGTCATGCCGGGGGAGGACGGATACCCGCGTGCGCCGGCACCTTGCGGACGCTTCATGCCGCCCACTTGCGGTGCGCCTTGCTGCGGCGGTGCCATGGCACTCATTGCGGGGTTGCTGATCGGGCCGGTGTACTGCGCTGGGCCACGCGGGCCGTTAAAGTTCATGCTTTGCGGTGCAACGCCGGGTGCTGAGTTTGGCGTAGCCCCTGCGTAAGCAAGCGATGGCTGCTGCGGCTGACGCGGCGTCATGCCGTCAAGCGATGCGTTACGCTCCTGCATCGCCAACATACGCGCCAACTCTTGTGGGCGACGGTCGGGCTGCATCGGCATATTCATTGGGCGTCGTCCGTTCATGTCATGTCCTCACAAAAGTCCGTAGTTGACCATCTTGTAACCGTTTTCATGCGTAATGACCGCTTGCGGCATCACGGCTTCCACTTCGTCGGCCATTACGCCGCGCTGGCGTTCGCCAAAGATGTCGTATTCGTACACGCCGATGCCGAGCGGGTGCGTACCAACGCGCACGACGTTGGACTTTAAGCGGCGGTCTGATGCCATGATTGCGGCGCTGCCAAGGCTTCCCGCCAATCCGTAAAGTCCTGACATACCGCTTGCGGCTTGGTTTGCAGCAATACCGTAACGCTGGATATTTGCGGCATCTTGTGCTTGCATGGCTTGTAGGTACGGTGTTGGTGCAACCGTGACGCCGCTGTAGCCTTGGAACTGCGGCATCTGTACCTGCGATCCTGACAGCAACGCAGAGATTTCGTTGAGCGGCTGATTGCGTAGTGCAACCTGCTGCTGCAACGCCTGCTGGATGGCTTGGTTGGCAAAGGTGCCTGCACCCATCGCTTGGTTGTACTGCTGCTGTTGTGCGGCATTCGCGGCGGCTTGCTGCGTAAGTGCGGCCTGCTGGTTCTGCAATATCGCAGCGTTCTGCAACCCACGGATGTCCATGCCCTGACCAAAGCGTTGTTGCTGTGCAGCGTTGGCGGCGGCTTGTTCGGCCATCGCACGCTGGTATGCCTGTGCTTGCGCTTCGTTGAAGAATCCAGCCTGCGCACCGGCTTGCTGGAAACCCTGCTGCTGACGCGCCAGATTGGCTTGATAAGCGGCGAGGGCTTGCTGCTGGTTCTGTGCAAGGGCTTGGTTCGCAAACTGTCCAAGGCCCATTTGCTGCGCGTAACGCTGCTGTTGGGCTTGCATAGCGGCTTGTTGCTGCTGCAACGCGGCTTGTTGGTTTTGCGCCAACGCTTGATTGCGCAGTTCCTGTGCCGTGACTTGCTGGCCAAACGCACCTTGCGCTGCTTGGTTCTGCATCTGCGCAGCGGCTTGAGCCTGCGCAAAGTTCTGCGCCATGGCTTGATTTTGCGCCTGCTGGGCTTGTTGCCCCATGCCAAACTGTGCAAGTAACGCCTGACGGTTGAACTCTCCTGCGCCAACCGCCTGACCATAACGCTGCTGTTGCGCTTGGTTTTGCATCTGCTGCAATGCCAACGCTTGCTGGTAATTCTGCTGGGCGGCTTGGTTCTGCGCTTGTGTCGCCTGTTGTCCGGTTTGGAACGTCGCAAGTTGTGCCTCTCGGCCAAACTCGCCTGCGGCCACACGTTGCAGGAAGTTCTGCTGTTGTGCGGCGTTGCCCATCTGCGCAGCCGCAAGGGCTTGCTGATAGTTTTGCGCTTGTGCTTGGTTTGCAGCCTGCTGCGCCTGCTGGCCCATCGCAAACTGTTGGCCGGTCAACTGTGCGCCAAGTTCTGCTTGGGTCGCGGCTTGACCAAACTGTTGCGCCTGCGCGGCACGCTGCGCTTCCTCGGTCGCCAATGCACCCTGCAAGTTCTGCTGCACGGCTTGGTTCTGCAATTGTTGTGCGGCTTGCGCTTGGGCAAAGTTTTGCGCAACGGCTTGATTGGCTGCTTGCTGCGCTTGTTGCTCCATGCCAAATTGCTGACCGGCTAATTCCGCACCGACTTGAGTGCCGGTGACCGCTTGGCCAAACCGCTGGGCTTGCGCGGCACGCTGCGCTTCATCAGCCGCCATGGATTGTTGGAAATTTTGCGCGATTGCGGCATTGATCGCTTGTTGCGCTTGCTGCCCTGTTTGGAAAGACGCCAATTGCGCTTCCTGTCCAAACTCTCCTGCGGCAAGACGCTGTGCAAAGTCCTGCGCCTGCGCTTGGTTTGCAAACTGACCTGACTGCAAGGCCAACTGAGTGTTTTGCGCAATCGCAGCATTCTGCATCTGTTGCGCTTGCTGACCCATGCCGAATTCTGCCAACGCCTGCTGCTGGCCAAACTCTGCGCCGGTAACGGCTTGCCCAAACCGCTGGGCTTGTGCAGCGCGTTGTGCTTCTTCCGATGCCAGCACGTTTTGGATGTTTTGCTGGGTCGCTTGGTTTTGCAGTTGTTGGGCTGACTGACCCTGTGCAAAGTTTTGCGCGATAGCCCGGTTGATCGCATCCTGTGCGGCTTGGCCGGTCTGGAATGACGCCATCTGGGCTTCCCGACCGAATTCGCCAGCCGCTACGCGCTGTGCAAATTGTTGGGCTTGTGCTTGGTTGGCAAACTGCCCTGATTGCAGTGCCAGTTGCGTGTTCTGCGCGATGGCTGCGTTCTGCGCTTGTTGCGCTGCTTGTTGCGTCTCAAATCCTGCCAGCGCACCCTCACGGCCAAACTGCTGCGCGGCCATTTGCTGACCAAAGCCTTGTGCCTGTGCGGCGTTTTGCGCTTGTTGGGCGGCCAAGGCACGCTCAAAGTTCTGTTGCTGCGCTTGGTTGACCGCTTGTTGTGCCTGTTGGCCCATACCAAAGGACGCCATCTGCGCTTCACGGCCAAACTGACCCGCCTGTAGGCGTTGCTGGAACGCTTGCTGCTGCGCCATGTTCTGCGCAGACTGTGCGGCAAGCGACTGCTGAAAGTTTTGCGCGAGGGCTTCGTTGTAGAGTCCCAAGCCTTGTGCGCCTGCTCCAAACTGCGCGAGTGCGGCTTGATTGGCAAAGTCGGCAAGGGTCTGTTGTTCGGCAAGCCCCTGCTGACGCATGGACGCGTCTAGGCTGATGCCTTGCAGTGCCGCTTGCGTGCGCAAATCGTTCTCACGTTGCGCTTGCAGTTCCATCTCTGCGTTATAAGCCTCACCGCCCGGTCGCAAGCCTTGGTTGACAAGGCGCTGCTCTAATTGCGCACGTTCGCGCTGCAATTGCGGCTCAAGGCGCGACATGATGGCGTTTTGCGCCGTCATTCCTGCATTGACCGGCATAGCGGCAAGCCCTTGCGTTGCCAACTGCCGCTGAAGTTCTGGCGTTGCTAACTCACCGCGTGCGTAGCCGAATCGGCCTTCCTGCACGTTGCGGGCAACATCGCCGACGCCCGACAAATTTAGGCTTTCTTGTAACGACGGCGCAGCAGGGCCACCAATTGCGCGACCAAACTGATCGGCTGACGGGCCACCTGCGATTTCACCAAGGCGAGACGTATCAAACCCGCCAAGATTTAACCCTGCCGGGCCGCCTTGTGCTTGACCAAACTGGCCAATTCCTGTCTGAACGCCGCTAAGGCCAGAGGTATCCAAACCTGCAAACTGCACACCGGCAGGGCCACCGCCTGCCATCCCGTATTGACCCGCTGATGGGCCACCACCCAATTGCTGGAACTGCGATGTTTCCGGGCCGACCGTGCCGACGCCCGCAAGGTTTAAGCCTTGTAGTTGCGCGGCGCTCGGGCCGCCTTGTGCTTGCCCAAACTGCCCAACGCCGCCTTGTACGCCTTGCATTCCCGCAAGGTTCAAGCCGCCAAACTGAACGCCCGCTGGGCCACCGGCAGCCATGCCAAATTGTGTTGGCGAAACCCCTGCTTGAGCGGTGCCAACATTAGCAAGATTTAACCCACCCAATTGCGGGGCAGCCCTTCCTGCACCCGCCAAACCAAATAAGCCCGCAGCAGGGCCGCCACCGGCCATTCCAAATTGCCCGTAATTGACACCGGGGCCAATCTGCCCGACGCGTGAGAAGTCGGCTCCTTGGACGTTAGGAGCATTGGGGCCAGCGCCTGCGGCAAACTGACCGACGTTGCCAAATCCTTGAGCGGTGCCAAGCCCTGAAAGGTCTAACCCGCCAAACTGCACGCCGCCGGGGCCGCCTTGTGCCATGCCGTACTGACCCATGGCAGGGCCACCGCCAATACCGCCGACGCTTGAGAGGTCAAGTTGACCGAGGTTGTACGCGGCTGGCCCACCGCCTGCCATACCAAACTGGCCGCCCGAGGGGCCGCCTGTAAAACCCGTCTGTGCGACATTGCCGCCTGCCTGACCCATGCCAGTAAGGTCGGGAGCCTGCGCAACGTCACCAAACGCGCCGATGCCTTGTTGCGCCTGCCCAATAGGTGCATACATTCCCGGCATGGCTTCGGCGGTAAAAGTTGAGCGAGGGCCATACTGCGCCGCGCTAGGTGCGCCAGCCACCGTGCCAAAATCACCCACGCCCGGTGCGCCAGCCGTGCCGTAACCAGCAAGGTTGGGTGCGCCTGCGACCTGTCCGTACTGACCAAGTTGGGTCTGGATGGCAGGAAGTTGGGCGGCAAAGTTTTGGTTAAGAAACGACGACAGGTCGCCGATCTCACGCTGACCCAGCGTTGCCATCGCCTTTTCGGCTTGCTGCTGGATGTCAAAGATGTTCTTGGCTTCGCCAACCAACTCCTGTCGGATGGTCGGTTGCTCAACGTAAGTCGTGAATTGCGCAATATCAGGTGCTGCTCCTGACGCCATATCAGGATCACGCAGCACGTTGGCTTGATAATCAGCCATCGCTTGGTCATACGCAGCCTGATTGATTTGCGGCGTGCGCTGCCACGTTACCGTCTGCTGCGCGGTAGGCGTGTAGACGTTGGGATTGGACATATAAGCCGACTGACGAGCGGCTTCTACGTTTTCCTGACCTTGCTGCCGCGCAATGGCGGCGTAATCAGGTGTTGGCGGCGGTGCTGGTGATCTTTTGCCCATACCGAGGCTCCAAATAACGACACTTTTCTGGTGTCTGAGTCATAAATACGATGTCCCCGGCGTCGTGCGCGGCCTGTTTGATCCGCGCCTCCTCCGAAAACCCCATTTTTGTGACCAGTTTCAGCGCCCGGGTATGGTTACTGCTGATTGGCCCTATTATCTTATCAACTCCGCAGACGTTGTACGCATAATCGTAGACGGCGGCGACGTAGGCAGGGGTTACGCGGTTCCAAGCAATGTGGCAAACGACCGATTTGCCGTTCCACATCTCGTACACCGTACCGGCGACAATCTGGCCGTCTTTTTTAAGACCGATGGCCGTTGCCCGCTCGGGCCAAAATGACCCGTCGGTTTGCGCCGTTACCCAATGGCCGATTTCCGGCCCGCTGACTATATTCCAGCCCATCCGATTTGATACACAACGTCTGTTGATGCCCACTGAATCTGCAAATTCTTACTGCTACTCGTGAACGAAATGGCTCCCGAGTAACCAAGTCCTGTCACGCCAGATTGGTTGTTCGTGATGACGACATCAGAACCCCATAGCGCAACATCCCATAAACCAACATTCCACAATCCTGCGGTTGTTGGCGAAAACGACAACGCACCCGTCTGGTCAACCGTCTGAAAGTCGGTGTTGATACCGATAACGATGGCAGGCTGACCGTTGCTAAAGATGCTCGGTCGTGCGCGGGTAAAGTATTTGATGACGCCACGCGTCTCAAAGTAGTTAAATGCTTGCAGCGCCTTGGTCGGGATCGGCTCACCGTCGTCCATGTACCCGCCGTCACCCGTTGTCCACGCTTTTGCGACGTAAGTATTGCCGCCAAAGTACGGTTCATTGCCGACCAACGCCCACGATGACGCATTCCAACCCGTAAAGTTGCACCACGCCTTAGTGATGTTGTTCATCACAAACTGCTGCTGGCCGGTGCTGACGGGAACATTGACAATCAGCGCGTTGTTGAGCGGGTTATAAAGCAACGCCCACCCAAACGTGTCCTTGTAGGTGCGTGCGGCAGCGGCAAAGGCACCCTGTATCTTGTCGGACAGCGCGATGTTGGGGTCTAGCCGCGATGACTGTAGCGCCGAGGCGAACGGAATTAGCCCGTCCAGCGTCAAAATCAGCAAATCGCCGCCGTATTTCGTTACGCAACGGCGCGAAATCGGCGAACCGATGATCCACACGCCGATCAATGCCCAAGTGGATGCGCTAGTCGGGTCGGTGCCGCGATATACCGCGACCTCGCCTTTATCGCTTACCAACACAAGGTTATCGTCAACGCCGTAACCTGCGTCAATTGTCCATGTAGCCATCGCGGTCAGTTTGCCGCCGAGGTGCATGACGCTTGAGAGGTCTAGCACGTTGGCCGCACCGCCCACCGATGCAACCGGCAAATACCACGCTTTAAGCGTGTTTTTCTCAATAAACCACATCCGATTCTTGAAAAGCGTAGGGCTTTCAAGGCTCGTTGTGGTAACGCCTGTGATGGCAGGCGAACTTGTGCCGTCAATTGGTGTCCAAGTCGTGCCGTTGTAGAGCAACGGCTTGTCCACACCGTTCGCGGCATACAAATAACTACCGCCGCCCGTGGTGACGTTGGTGTACTCCCATGCAGAGTTGGAGAGACTCGCAACCAACGCTGACCCGGCGCTACCTGCCGACGTTACGTCAAAAATCTTGCCGTCGCTGATCGCAAACAGTTTGATCGTGCTGCCTGCGTTGTACGTCATCAGCGTGTCAACAGTTCCCGGCAGCCCCGTCTTATGCTTGGTGTAGCCACCGCGCAGATTGACGTTGGATACGCTTGGAAACATATTTTCCAAGTACACAGCGTCCGTTGGGGCCATGTTCGCCAGCGCATCGCGTGCGTTCCAGCCGCCGACAGGGGCGGGCAACGACGCTACGTTGGCCGTCGTGCGCTGAACAAGCCGTCTGCGAACCGGCGAGGCCATTATTGGCTATCCGTCCCGTAGCCCGAGTCGGGGATGTTGTCGTAACCGATCAACACCGTACCCGGTCGCGGGGCAA